GATGTGCGGATGGTGCGTGTCAGTGCCGACGAAACAAGCACGAAAAAAGCTAGCACCACAATCTTTCAAAGTTTTACCGAGATTATTGACGACAAGTTCCGCTATCCCAACTCAGCGCTGGTTGGCCTGCGGTTTGACTCGCGTCAATTCAACAGCATTCCAGCCCGCAAGTATTTGATCCGTGGAATCAAAGTCAAGATTCCAAGCAACGCGACTGTAGACACAACAACGCATCTCGGAAGACTTACCTATTCCGGGATTTGGGACGGCACGTTCCAGGCTGCAACATGGACGAATGATCCGGCTTGGTGTCTATATGACCTCTTGATTTCGACTAGGTACGGGGCAGGTGTGCCCGAATCAACGCTCGATAAGTATGACTTTTTTGCGGTCAGCCAGTATTGCAACGAGCTTGTCGATGATGGAGCGGGTGACGAGGAGCCGCGTTTCAGCCTCAACATGCTGATCAACAGCAGGGATGAGGTTTACAACGTCATCCAGCAAATGACGGCCATCTTTCGAGGCATCAGCTATTACGGCGCTGGAACGCTACAGCTGCTGCAGGACAAGCCATCTGATCCGCAGTATTTGCTTGGGCCTAGCAACGTTGTTGATGGCATTTTTCAGTATCAAGGCACGTCTCAAAAAGCACGCCACACCGTTGCCGTTGTGGCTTGGCAGTCATACGACACCCGTGGCGACATTGAATATGAATACGTTGAAGATCATGATGCGGTCGCCAAGTACGGCATCATCAAAAAGGACATCAAGGCCATTGGTTGTTACAGCCAGGGCCAAGCGCACCGCATCGGTAAGTGGACGCTGCTGTCCGAACAGAACCTGACTGAAACGATTCAGTTCAGCGTTGCGATTGATAGCGGCATCATTCTGCGACCTGGCATGGTCGTTGATATTGCTGATCCTGTGCGTGCTGGAAGGCGCCTTTCTGGTCGCGTCAAGACTGCAACCACAACAAAGATCGTTACAGATAGCGGCAATGGCCTAATTACCGCGTTGGCTGCTGCAAATAATCCAAAGCTGTCAGTAATTCTGCCGACCGGTTTGGTCGAGCAAAGAAATGTGCCGGTTGGCGGCATCACGTTGGTGGGTGGCACGGAGACTGATTCCATCGGAAGAATTGATCTTGAAAACGATGTAGACGCCTTGTTGCTTGAAGACGGGGACAGGTTCCTTCAGCAAGGCACCACGATTGCTGACGGTGCAGAGATTGACGTTTCCAGTGCATTTAGCGAAGCACCTGCTGCAGGATCGGTGTTCCTGTTTCAGAACGACGAGATTCAGTCCCAACAGTTCCGCGTTGTATCTGTTGCTGAATCAGGAGAAGGAATTTATGGCGTCAGTGCTGTTGCGTATAACAGCACGATTTATGACGCGGTTGAATCTGACAATGAGCTGACCAATCGCGACATCAGCAACCTGTCGTTGATCCCCAACGCAGTTGACAGCATCAGCCTTGAAGAGTTCTTGTACGAAGAAGGCAGCAGCGTGCATGTTGGCGCGTCGGTTAGCTGGAACCATGATCGTGTCAACGTCAGTGAGTTCCGCGTCCAATATCGGGTTGATAATGACAACTGGCAGGCTGTAGAAACATCTTCGCCTTCAGTGACTCTGCGAACACTGCGTGCAGGTCGTTTGTATGTCCAAATTCAGGCCAAAAACTCTTTAGGCAAAGGCAGCCAAATTACGGCCTCAAATTTCCAGCTAGATGGCAAAACTGCAGCGCCGAGCAATGTGACTGGCTTCAGCATGATTCCGGTCAATGGCCAAGCACGTTTGACCTGGACGCAAGCTACTGACCTGGATGTCCGTGTTGGCGGCTATGTCCGTCTGCGTCATTCGCCTGACTTGAGCGGCGTAACTTGGCCGACTTCAACAAGCATTTCTGAGCAGATCTCAGGCTCTGCGACTGAAGCGTATGCCGACCTTAAGCCCGGAACGTACAGCGCTAAATTTGTTGACTCTGGTGGCCGCGAAAGTCTGAATGCTGCGCTGATTGAATTTACAAAGCCTGATCTTGAAAGCGTTGAAGTTGTTGGCGCGTTGGGGTCCACAGAAGATCCGTCATTTACAGGCACCAAGACCAATTTGGTTGTTGACACCACAAACAACGAGCTAGAGCTGGGGACTACAGGCAATGAGCTAAAGGCACTTGGTGATTTTGACCTTGAAGACGGCAATGCGTTGTTATTGGAAGACGGCGATACTTACGAACTGCAAGGAGACAGCGAATTGCACACGTCTGGAACGTATGTCTTCAATGGCGGCAACACGTTTACGTTGAGCGACGTCTTCAGCCTTAGGTTGGATAGCACGCTTAGGGCTCGTAGTTTCTTCCCGTACGGGGAACGCATCGACGATGAGCCTGATTTTGATCTGATCACTGACTTTGATGGCACTGCGCCAAACACCTGTGATGTTGAGCTGTATATCCGTACCACCCAGGACGACCCAGCAGGTTCTCCAACGTTTACAAGCTGGCGTCGATTCAACAATGCACAGTTCAAGGCTCGCGGCTACCAGGTAAAGGCAGAGTTCAGCACTGGTGGTCCGCAAGAGCAAATTGCTGTTGACCAGTTGCGCGTTCAGGCTGCAATGCCAAGGCGGTCTGTGACTGGATCGGTGACGACCAGCACCAGCGCAGACGTGTCGGTGACCTATGGCACCGGCAACAAGTTCTATGTGACGCCTTCTGTTGGGATCGTCTTCACGACCAACGCAACAGGCGATTACTACGTCATCAGCAACTCGACGGCTACCGGATTTGATGTGTCGGTCTACAATTCCAGTGACACCCGGATCGCCAAAACGGTGAACTGGACTGCCACTGGCTACGGGATTGGCTGATGTCCTTTGTAAACGAGACAAAATCCACTCCAATCCAGAATGACACTGGAGCAAACGTCCGCTCGGACATCAACTCCAACATGGCTGCGATTTACAGCCTGAATGCGAGTTCGTCCGAGCCTAGTGCTGATAATTCTGTTGCCCGGATGATCTGGGCAGATGAAACGAATGACGAGTTGAAGATTAGGAATGGAACCAATACATCGTTCATAACCATTGGTTCTCTAGATGAGACCAACCTCGGACTAGCGACAAAAGCTAGCCCTACATTTACTGGCAATGTCGGCGTGCCTGCTGGAACGGTCAGCAGCTTGCCGATCCGGCGCTCTGACGACACCAACACCGGGATCTACTTCAGCGCAGCTGACACGCTGGACATTGCAACGGGTGGAACGCGCCGTGCTCACTTTGACACCAATGGAATCACGATCCGTGATCGCAAAGCACTGAGGCTGCGGGATACCAGCAACAGCAACTTTGTTGCCATTCGCGCTCCAGACAACGCAGCAAGCGACATCACGCTGACCTTGCCTAGCAGTGATGGCAACGCCAATGACGTGCTGCAGTCAGACGGCAGCGGGAACCTAAGCTTTGTCGCTTTGCCAACGGCTGTGCCGAGTGGAACGGTCCACTTGTTTGCAACAACCACTGCGCCAACGGGCTATCTGGAGTGCGATGGCTCAGCAATCAGCAGGACGACCTACGCCGATCTGTTCACAGTCATTGGTACGACCTGGGGCGCAGGTGATGGCAGCAGCACGTTCAACCTTCCAG